GCGTCCGCGATCCGCCAGTACAAGAAGACGTTCAAAAAGACCGGACTCAAGAAAGAAAGAGGAACGGACGTCATGATGGAGATGGGGGACGTTTTCAGTTACCTCTTCCAGCTGGCCCACATGTTAAACGTGGACCTCGATAAGATGTGGATAAACCACCAATCGAAGATGACTGAGAAAAAATATAATGTCAGGTAATATCAAGAATGATGAACGAACAAGATTCCATCGACAAGATCAACCCGTTCGTCGTGCGCGAATTCAGCCTTCCAGGAGGCATTCGACAGACGGACAGGACGGAGATTGCGGAGTACTACTCGAAGGACGCTTTCACCAGAAAAAGGCCCAGCGACACCGAGCAGAGACTCCTCGATAAGACCGGGGTCGGTGAGATTTATAAGACGAAAAAGAGTCCGTTCTGTGACACCAACCTCTGCGCGAGGCAGACCGAACAGAGCGTGATGAACAAGGTCGTCCATCCCAGGTACAACATCGATTACGGCGTCACGTGCCGCAGAAAGCCCAAGATCGTCTCCGTGGGTGTTTCCAAGAATGTATCGGACTCGACGAAAATCGCGGTCGTGGTGCTCATCCTTCTCGCGCTAGTCTTTGCATTACGTCGTTAAAATACGACAGACGCTTCTTCGATATGCACGTGTATATCGCAGTCGGAATATACTTTTTACACGATTTGGTGATGAACTCCACTTGCCAGGCACTTTCCATATCAATGCGAGGTGGCTGGAACGTGGGATCTAGAATTCGGACGGCGTGCATCAGTCTGACCCAGAACCTGGGCTCGTGCTCGCCGTGGAGGATGTCCTCGAGGCCTAACTCGGCCATGCGCTGGAGAACCTCGACGGTCTTGACGACCATCGCGTCTAAAAATTTATAATAGTTCGCCGTACAGGAGATTCGGGTCCAGCCCAGGGGTTTCGTGTTGATGTAATCGGTGTACGTGCGGTTCCGTTTCTTGTACGTGATCTCTACGTAATCAAGGTCCGATTCGACATCGTGAACGTACGTGGCTTCAGTCAGGGACGACATTAGCATGTAAGGAATTCTTTTCTCTAAGTATACTAAATGGCCGGTGTAGTGATTTTGTTGGGCCTTTCGTCGGTGATGAGCTGCGCCGCGCCGGTGTACTTTTACATAAACCCTAGGAAGAAGGCGATCGGTGACGGCGCGAACTTGGGGGAAGAAGAACTCCAGATCATGCGGAACGAACTTTCGGCGCTCTATAAGGAAGACGAGGCGCAACAGGCGGCGTTCGACATGAGCGACGAAAACATGGCCGAGGACCTGAAAGATTTGATCGCGCTCCGACGAGGTAAGAATTATTACGAAGAAAAGAAATCTACGGCCTGTTCGGCCAACATCCACGACCTCGCGATGAAAGTCGATTGCGGCCGAAACGCCGTCAAACAGTTTAAATTGTCGACATGCGGCGGCGGGCTCTATAAGTACGACTACACGTGCTTGGGCGGCATCGACGCCAAGGTTTTCGACGAGACGCAAACGACACAAAAAGTGTTTAAGGGGGCGCAGTTCTATGATATCACAAAGAATGTCATGGACGCCGATATCGATCTCCGGACCATGTATAGACACAACGTGCACTGCCAAGTCGGCGGGAGCAGTCAAACGGCCAGGGAAATGGCCGTTGGGGGGGACCTACCCGTCAGTCAGTTCAGGTACGATTACTTGGTGAATCCGAGCAATGATCTCGAAAACACCACGCAGTACCTTTACAAATGTCTCGCGGCGCCGACGAGCGGGAACTGTCAGGACTACGAAACACCGACGGGTGTGCTCAAACCGGAGGATCTCGTCTCGGACGGGCAAATGGGACTTCAGGGTATGGACGTCAAGTGTCCCGGCGAAGATCAGGTGCTCACCCGATTCCAGCTCAAGGCTGGCGGCGAGCACGACGGGGCGCCCCTGCCGCCGCAACCACCACCCGGAAGCCGAACGATGTACCGCTACGATTACACGTGCTGCCACATGAAACGCGATGATAGTGAATACGAGCCGAATTATTTTCGGGGGTAGCAAATGGAAACCTAAGCAAGGCGTGTTCTTTAAATATCGCGCGAAATGTACTCGTCGATCGCGAACAATTCCTTCTCGTATTTGTTGACGCTCGACGAAATACGCGCGACTTTACCGGAAGAGCTGCGGCCTTCATGGGTGAAGATCACAACCATCACGATGGTATCGAACATCGGCCAGACCGTCGATATCATGAAATTACGGACCGTGTTCACGATGTTGGAAACGTACAAGATGAGACGGATACGCTCCAAGGACAGCTGGTTCGAATGGAAATTGAAGCCGACCACGTTCTATAACCAGGTGACCCTGACGTACAACGACACGTACAGCACGAAATCCGTGAAGGTGTTCCCGAACGGATCCATCCAGGTGGCGGGGTGTTGCGACCTCTTCGATTGTAAGAGGATCATCACCCAGTTGACGCACATATTCAAAAAAATTCTGGGAATCCACATCGAAACACCCGGCGATGCATACAGGGTAGTGATGATCAACTCCAATTTCTCGCTCAACTACAGCGTCAATCTCTGTAAGGTGGCCGATTGGTTTGAAAATTACGGCGACATTTTCAAGGTATCGTTCGAACCGGATCGGTATTCAGCTGTCAAGATCAAGTTCAAACCTTCGAAGGACATGAAGGAAATCACGACATCGATTTTTAGCACAGGAAAGATCATCATCACCGGCGCCGAAACCCTGAAAGAGATCGCATTCGCGTACATGATCATCAACGAACACATCAACGACAATGACGAGATTCGGGTGGAGCCGGTGCCCGAAACCGAGAAGGACGTGTTCGATGTTTACCTGGGGTACAGGTGTGAGCCTCTGGTGAAACATCTCAGGAGCAGGGGATTCAAATCCTGGATGAACACGACGAGCAACCGCCCAATTAAATTCTGAGCGTATAATAAATGTCTCAGCGACTCGGAATGGCCGACGGCCGATGCTTCACCGTTCAGTCCTCCGCCCAGCTTCTGAACAACCACATCATGAAGAACAACGGGATCTCTCTCGAGGATAACTATTCCTTCCGCCAGCTTCTCCAAAAGCAGGGGCCCGCGATCATGGGCGCCGTGCAGGCCGAGCAGGGTACCGGCAAGTGCAACACCTGTGATAAGCCCCTACTCAAGACCCCCAACGCGTACTAGATGAAAAAAAGATTTAGATTTGTACAATAGGATGCCGACATGTTCAATTTGTTTGAACGAGGTCCGAGCGACGCGGGCAAATCCCCCGCTACGGTGCGGACACGTCTTTCACACATCTTGTCTCGAAGCATGGAAACGACAAGGTAAGAACACCTGCCCGATGTGCCGAAAAGTATTCGACGGTTCTAATTTTAAGGTGACAGTTTCGGTCACGAACAATATCACGGCGGTGGCGAACGCCGTGGCATTGGATGAAGAGAGCGTACTGAACGTGCTTGATATTTTCGACATAAACTTCGACGTGGAGGAAGTTCTAGATTTAGAGTCGCTTCTGACCGACCTTGGGGTGAGTTTTGCCGACCTTGATCCCGCGGTTCTTGACGCAGAATGAACTGCAGTACCGCTCGTAGTTTAACCCAGGATAGTTCCTCGAAGCCTTGCGAGGATCCTGGATGATTTTTCCCCTCGCGTCCGTCAGGAGAGGACCGGTGGCCCATCCTCGTTTGTGACTCCACAGATTCTTTTTGAAGACGATACGCTTACCCACCTTGAACTGCCCGGCACGTTTGATACGGCTCTCAGGGACTTTAAAAAACTTGGCGACCGATTTTACCGTATCGCCCTTCTTCACCTTGTACTCCACGACGCCGTGTTGCTTGTAAAAATGGAAGTCGCCTTGACGAATGTAATTCGTCGGCCGTCCAGGAGAAACGAACATCATCATCTTGAAGTACCCACGCCTGCACTTTTTCGCGGCGTCGGTCTTGTAGACCTTTTTGGGGTTATCAGAAATCACGCGGCGGGGAAGATCAGTGCAGTGCGTGTACGTATGATTCATATTCGACAGACCGGATCGGTCCCCTGGAATCGCCTTCTGCCATCGGTACGATTCGTAATCGCCGATGGCGTAGGCGTAGCAGTTGTTGTTCCCGATCCCGCGTGCCGATCCCCATCTC